ACGCTCTTCCGATCTCGCGTTAGCTTCTCGACTTTCTCTCGCTCTCCCTCAAACTTGACCTCAAGTCGGAGACTCATGCGAACCCGCGCAGCAACCAAGAAGACCATCCTTAGCCCGCAGGCGGCGACGACCTGCTCGACGGTCGAATACCTGCGGGCGTCGGTGGAGCAGCTCGAGGAGGCGGTGCTCGGAGCGACCGAGTCGCGCAGCTGGCAGGCCGTCGGATCGCTAAAGCTGCGGGCCCTCCAGGCCCGGGAGGCCCTCGACGTGGCCGTGGCCAAGGAGTCCGCGCCCGACGAGAGCATGAGCGACGTCCAGCTGGTGGGCATCATCACGCAGGCCATCGCGCAGCTTCCCCCGTCGCTCCTCGACCAGGTCGAAGAGGCCGTCGAGATGAAGCGACGCGGCCCACGCCTTGTGCAGGTCTCGTGACGGCTGGCCTCGCCACGCTCGCGCGTGCGGTGGACCAGCTCCACAAGCGCACGGTCGCAGACCCCCTCGCGTACTGGACCCCGACGGCGCCCCAGCTCGAGTTCCTCCGGGACCCGTCGCACATGCGCCTCGCGCGCGCGGGGAACCAGGTCGGGAAGACCACCATGGGTCTGGTCGACTGCATCTATCGCTGCCTCGGCGGGCACCCCTATCAGCCCGTGCGCCCCGCCCCGATTGAGGCGTGGGTCATCGTGGAGAGCTGGGAGTCGTCGCTCAGCGTGCAAGGCAAGCTCTGGGCTCTCCTGCCGAAGGACGCTCTCGCCGACGACACCGAGTACACGCCGGGCAAGGGCTTCCGCGGCAAGACGCCCATCGTCCGGTTCAAGAATGGCAGCATCATCCGCGTCCGCACGTCGAACCAGGGGAGCCTCGCGCTCGCTGGCTCCACGATTGACTTCTGCATGCTCGATGAACCTCCCCCCGAAGAGATCTACAACGAGGTCGTGCCGCGCGTGCTCCGCAACCACGGGCGCATCATCTTCACGCTGACGCCCGTCGGAGCCCCTCTCGGCTGGCTGCGGAAGCTTGTCGAAGATGGCAAGGTCCGCGACTTCTGCTTCCCCTTGACCGTCGAGAACACGACGCCCATCGGCTCACGTCCTCTGATGACCGCGGAGCAGATCGAGGCGTTCACCGAGTCGGTGCTCCCCCAGCAACGCGCGCAGCGTGTCTTCGGCGACTGGGAAAGCCTGTGGACCGAGGGCCGCGTCTTCCGGATGTTCGACCCTGCCCGCCACGTGAAGCCGGAGGTCCCCGTCGGCGAGGCGCTTATCGGCGTCGGCATCGACCACGGCACCGAGGTGGGCGCGCAGGTCGGCGTGCTGGTCGCGATGGTACGCGACACGGGCGAAGGTCACCCTCGCTTCTGGGTTCTCGACCAGGTGCAGACCGACGGGCAGACCACGCCTGACCAGGACGCACGCATGCTCCTCGACATGCTACGCCGCGCAGGGCTGGAATGGGCGTCCGTAGACCTGTGGGTCGGTGACCGCAGGGTCTACGGACGGAAGAACGGGTCGCTGAAGTCGAACGCCATGCTCATGTCGGCGATGGAGCGCGCCCTCCGCTTGCCGACAGGCTCCCTCCCCTTCCGGATCAAGACGGCCTACAAACCCGCCGGCTCCGTCTTCGAGGGTATCCGCATCCTCAGCGCGGCCATGCTGCGAGGTGACTTCTTCATTCATCCTCGCTGCAAGCGCCTTGCGGATGACCTCCAGCGCTGGGACGGGCGCGAGGCCAGCGAGCACAAGCACTCCATCGACGCGCTCCGCTACACGCTCGAGCTGGTGACGCGTCGACTGCACAACCCCACCGTCGTCCGGCTAGGTTAGTCGCTCCTCTAGGGGACTACGATGTACGCCTTCTCTCGCATGCCCGCTCCGCCCGCCCCGAGCAACCCCGAAGAGGCCGCGCGCTGGGAGCATACGCGCCATCGCCGCGCGCTGATGGAGGGGACGTGGCAGCGTCTCCTCGAGGATCGTCTGCAGGCGCAGCTCGGAAGCACGCGTCGGCAGGCGTGGGGTATCCCCGATCTTAGCGCAAACCCTTTCCGGGTCATTGCCTACGAGTTGAGCACCCTCTACGACGCCGCTCCGGACGTGCACCACAACGCCGCCGAGAATGCTGCGATGAAGAGCGGGGGCACGTCGTCCGCTGACGGTCTGATCGGTGGTGAGGGGCTCATCGCGAAGTCTGGCGTATGGACGCAGATGCCCCGCGTGCAGGCGATGACCATCGCGCTCCGCGAGATGTGGCTTCGCATCGACGTGGTCGACGGCCGCCTGACGTACCGTCCTGTGTCGCCAGACATGATCGTCGCCGAGGCCGACCCGCAGCGCCCGACGATCCCCCTGGCGGTTGCCGAGATCCGCCTCCGGAACATCGACGGCGAGGCCGTGTGGGCGTGGGATGTGCTCGACATCCGCGACCCTGCCTTCCCGCGCTACGAGGTCCGCAAGGTGGGCGAGGGCGGCGGGTTCGGCGAGGACGTCACGGTGAAGGTCCTCGGAGTCAACGACGCGAAGAAGAACCCGAGCGACCCGGAGTGGAGCGGCACGAACTACCCGTACCGCCGGACCTCCAACGACGCACCCATCCTTCCGGGCGTGCTCTACCACGCGAGTCAGTACGGGGACCGCATCTTCGACCCGTACTTCGGTGTCGAGCTCTACGAGGGGAGTCTCTCCCTCTCGGTCTACTATTCGTTTCTCGCGCACTGCCTCCGCGATGCGTCCTTTCCCCAGCGCTACGCCATCGGCGTCCGAGTCGCCGGCACCGAGATGACCGACGGACTCACGCGAGGTGCACGCGTCGAGGTGGTCACCGACCCGACGACGATCCTCATGCTCGACGCCGCCACCGAGAGTCAACCGACTGTCGGACAGTTCCAGGCAGGCGCGGACGTCGCCACCCTCGAAAGCACCATCAGCGCCATTGCTCACCGCTTGGCGACCGACGCGGGCCTCTCGCAGACGGACATCCAGCGGACCTCGGGCAGCGCGAAGAGCGGGTACGCGATCTCCCTCTCCAATGAGGGAAAGCGCATGGCGCAGCGTCGCTACGTCGTGCAGTTCCGCGCGACCGACGAAGAGCTGGTCGCCAAGTCGGCGATCCTCTACAACCGCGCTACGGGCTCCGCGTTCCCCGAGGGCGGCTACTCGGTCCTGTACCGCGAGGTCCCCCTCTCGCCAGAGGAGCTGGACGCGCGCCGGAAGCACGCGATGGAAATGCTCGACGCTGGGCTCATGGACCGCGTCGAGGCGCTCAGGTTGTTTGGGAACCTGTCGGAGCCTGACGCTATCGCGAAGCTCGCTCTCATCGAGACGATGAAGGCGACGGCGTCGACCGGAGCAGCAACCATGAGCAGTGAGCCGACGCCGTCGCCCGCCGCCGTGGTAACCGAGTCCCCCGACACTGGCGCGATGGATGCCGTCGAGGAGCTCGACGCCGCGACGTCCGCGCTCCAGGCGCTCGCTGCCTCCATTACCGATGCGACTGCACGCGGCATCTTGATGGCGATTGGAGAGAGCATCTCGGAAGCGAAGGGCTACATCACCGGTCAGCCCGTCGAGGACATCGGTGAGCTACCTGGAGAGACCGAAATTGAGGACAATGCGTCCACGTCCGAAGGGAATGGCACGCCGATGACCGAAGATGCCACCTCCTGTCCCATCGAGACGCAGGACATCGCCGTCAATCTGAAGAACCGCCAGAAGGCGATCAACGTCGCGACGTATGGTCCCGCGGACCCCAACAACCCCGGCGATTACTGGGACGGCAAGGCCGCGCGGATGCGCGCAACTGTCGAGCAGGTCTCGCAGATGAAGTGCGGTAACTGCGCCTTCTTCAACGTCACCACGCCCATCATCCAGTGCATCGAGAAGGGCATCGGCGCGGACGCCGCCGAGGTGGTGGCCGCTGGGCACTTTGGCCTCTGCGAGGCGTTCGACTTCAAGTGTGCCGCTGCCCGTACCTGCGACGCGTGGGTGGTTGGTGGTCCGATCTCCGATGCTGGAAGCCCGAAGGTCGACGTTGCCACGTCCGTCCAGACCGGAGCTGCACCGGATGAGAGCATCGCTGCAGCTGCCGCTGCATCGGGCCAGCCCGCGAGTGCCGTTGCGCTCAACGGAGCTCAGGTTCAGGCGGCGCAGGGAATCATCACTTCTGTCTCGAAGGGTGAGCTTCCGCGTGCGACGGGTGTCGAGATGCTCGTCCAGTTCTTCAACATGGACCCGGTCGCCGCGGATACCCTCATGGGTACGGTCGGCGCGAGCTTCACCCCGCCTGCCCCCACGGAGTGAACGATGCCCTTCCTCTCGGAGACGCAACGAAGCTTCCTCGAGCGCGAGCACCCCGAGGTCTACGCGCGGTTCATCCGCGACGAGCGCCGCATGGGCTTCGAGCTCAAGGCGCCCGCTGCCGTCGCCGCCGTAGCGAAGCGTGCCCTAGCGTTGCGCGAGGAGCATAAGCGCGGCGGCACTGTCGTTGGCGCTATGCGTGCGAACCAGCTCGCGAAGAGCGAGGTCGTGAGTATCGAGACCATCAAGCGCATGGTCGCCTACTTCGACCGTCACGAGGCCGACCTCAGCGCGCCGGCTGCGAAGCCCGGACACCCCGGCTACCCGAGCGCAGGGCGCATCGCGTGGGACCTGTGGGGCGGCGACGCGGGTCGAGCTTGGGCCAAACGTCAACTCGCCGTCTGGGACCGTGTCCAGACGGCCAACCAGGAGCAACCATGAGCGAGAACACCGAAGCACAGGGCGGCGCCGAGGCGCGCATCCGTCAACTCGTCGAGCAGGTCAAAGCCCTCCAGGGACGCGTCGCTGAGCTCGAGCCCGCGGCCACCGAGGTCGAGAAGTATCGGTCTCAGGTCGAAGAGCTGAAGGGCGCCACGAAGGCTGAGCGCGAGGCGCTCCGCATCGAGCGTGAGATCTACGCCGCGGGCATCACCGACGCCGAGGGTATCGAGTACGTGCAGCACGCCTACTCGAAGCTCAAGGCGGAAGAACGTCCTGCCCTCGGCGAGTGGCTCGGCAACCGCGACGCGCTCCCGCGAGCCGTTCGGGCGTATCTGCCGGAATCCGCGGCATCGCAGACCGCGCAGGCCGCTCCGGTGGTCGACACGCGCACGAAGCTTCCCGCGTCCAGCGCGACAGCGCTCCCCTCCCCGTCACCGGGCGCGACGGCGTTCAGCGCTGAGCGCATCATGAGCATGTCGAACGCAGAGTTCAAGGCGAACCTCGACGCCATCAAGGCGGCTCGCGGGGCTCCTTGACATTCTGTCACGCGTGAGGGTAGTCTGACCGTGAGGGGACACCCTCACGCGCTCGAGGCAAGCTCTCGTAAAAAGCGACAGGCGCGGCAAACCATCGAACCCTTCGGGAGGCCCTCATGGCCAACATCGATTTTGCCGCACTCAGCGGCAACGCCCGCGTCGCTGCGGTCCTGCACAAGATGATCGAGATGAAGCTCGCCGACCGCGCCGAGCTCTACAAGGCTCCGCAGTTCCTGAACTTCGGCAGCCTCAACGGCTCCGGGTCCAGCGCCCTCCAGGTGCCCGTCGTCGGTCTCGCCGGCACGGACCTCATGGCGGCAGTCGGCGACGGCAGCTCCGTGTCGAACACCTCGATCACCTCCAGTGCGGCGACGATCACCATCGCTCGGCAAGCGCTCAGGTACGACATCACGGACCTCGCCTCCCTGACGGACCCCCTGGCCAGCGGCATGGGCGTCGGCGTCGAGGGCCTCGCCAACTCGATGGCCATTGCGTTCGGCATGCGCCTCACGCAGATGATCGCCGCGCTCTCCTCGGGTCTCTCCCAGAGCGTCGGCTCGACGGGTGTCGCCATGACGGTGTCGACGTTCTTCGACGCCATCTACAAGCTCCAGTTGCAGTCGAACGACGGCACCTTCGCCGCCGTCCTCGCGCCGCAGCAGATCAACCATCTCATCAACTCGCTCCGTAGCGAGACGGGCCCCGGCCAGTACGTCGCGGCGACGCAGGACCAGATCGCCGCGAAGGGCCAGGGCTTCCGCGGGAACCTGTTTGGCGTTGACCTCTACGTGTCCTCGACCGTCCCGACTGCGAACGCGGGCGCCGATCGTCTCGGCATGATGGTCTCCACGGGCTGCATCGGCTACGCCACGGGTACCCCCGCTCCCATCCAGGGCGCTGGCGGCATCATCGTCCCCGCCGGCTCGCAGGTCGTGGTCGAGCTCGAGCGCGACGCGGCCTCCGGCCTCACCAAGATCGTCGGCAACGCCTTCGCGGGTGTCGCCGAGATCCAGGACCTCAAGGGCGTGGGCGTGCTCAGCAAGGCCACCCCGTAGT